TTGTGGATGGCGTGAAGACCATCGAAGTGAGATCATGGCGCACTGATTATCGTGGCGAACTACTAATCTGTGCCAGCGCCGCGCCAAAAGATGAATTCTGGTCAGATGAGAACATGACGCCGCCCGTGGTGCGATTGCTGCATTCGGGGTGTATTCTTGGCAGTGTAAGGCTGGTTGACGTGCGCCTTATGGTCAAGACCGATGAGTACGAGGGGGGGGCATACTGCGAGTATTTTGACGATGCTTATGCGTGGGTGCTTGAGGCGACCGGCAAAAGATACCGGCCTGATCGTATTATTGGCAAACTCAAACTGTTTGACGTGGCCGACGAAAAGCTCGTTTTGTTGGCAGATGGCGACAGGTTCTACAATTACCCTGCGCCCCAGGGCGATGTAAAGTTGACAAAGCGACGTAATGTGACCTAGAATCAGATGCGGGATTTACCGCATCTCTTTATAGGAGAATTATCATGAACGCACGACAAATTGCAGCACGGGCACGAAATGTCACTCGCAGACAAGCATCAAATCTGGCCCGCAGCCGTGGCTTTGGTGGGTCTGGCGGTTAATTGCCAAACCTATTTAACGCAGTAAAGGCCGCATCACTGGTCAGCAAGACGGTGATTGTGGCCTTCTCCGCAGGAAAGGATTCTGTTGTAACGCTTGATCTATGCTATAGGCACTTCGAGCGTGTAGAGGCATTCTTTATGTACCAAGTGCCACGGTTAAGTTTTCAAGAGTCGGCAATCAAGTTCGCCGAAGCAAAATATGGCATCGAGATTCTACGCATACCACATTTCGAGGTAAGCGACTTTTTGAAATACGGCGCATTCTGCAAACAAGATACCGCAGTCAGGCGCGTGAAACCGCTAGACGTGTACAATTATGTCAGGGAACAAACAGGGATTCATTGGATAGCAGCAGGTGAACGCATAGCAGATTCGATCATAAGGCGCGCGATGATTAAAAAATCCAGTGCTATAGACGCGAAGCGAGGCAGATTCTACCCAGTGGGCGAATGGACGAAGGCCGACATCGTGCGGTATATTGACCATCACAAGCTCAAAATATCACCTGAAGCGCGTTTATTAGGGCACAGTTTCCGGTCACTCATGCCCGAAGATATGATGAAGATCAAACAACATTACCCTGACGATTACGAGAAAATCCGCGCCATGTATCCATTCGTTGATGCCTCAACCATGAAGGCTGCAGCATGACGGTATCGAAACATTTGAGCGCGGTGTCTAAGCATCAAGTCTTCACGATGGAGCGGATGTTGCGCTCAAAAATCACGCCGCACCCAAAAAACCCGCGCGTTATTACAGAATCCGCAAAGAAAAAACTTCGTAAAGCGATGGGAAGTATTGGGCTTTTACAGCCAGTTATCTTTAATAAGCGTACGGGATACTTACTAGGCGGACATCAACGACTGTCTATAATGGATGGATTGGAACACTACAAGCTAGGGGTAAACGATTACTACTTGGATGTTTCAGTGGTAGATATTGACGAAAAAAGCGAATTGGAAGCCCTTGTTTTCCTCAACAATGCCAGCGCATCAGAATCATGGGACACCGAATTGCTCGCCGAACTCAACATAGGGCAAGGTATCAGCTTTGACGGCATGGGGTTTGACGCGCTTGATGTAAATTTGTTATTCGACGGCGACAGCAGATTCGACGAGATATTCAAGGACAATATCGAAGTCGAAGAGACCAAAGTCACGCTGGATGAAATCAAGGCAGCTCGCAAGGACAGCAAAGAGATAATGGACAAGAAGGCAGAGGCCGAGCATTACTTCATAGTGGTGTGCCGAGACGATCAAGAGAAAGCCGATATTCTAACACGTATGAAGTGTCCAAAATACGAGCGGTATATTTCAAGCGAAAAGATCATGGCGGCGATCAAGTGATATGGCGAAGCGTAAATACAACAAAGAGGAAGTTATTGCCGACTGGAAAACGGGGAAATACACCGAGCGCGACATTGCGTCAATGCACAAAATATCCCCGGCCACGGCACACAATATAGTCAAGGGCGTGGAAAGGGATGCTCTACCCTCAAACAGGGTGGATTGCTCCATAACTCCAATTCCAACAATCGTTTACATCATCACTGCTGACGAATATGCTGGGATTTTTAAGATAGGCATCACAAATGACATCCAGCGTAGATTGCGAGATATGCAGACTGCGTGCCCGTTCATGCTATTCGCGTTTCGATCTTATACCGTAATAAATCCAATGGCGGTAGAGGCGATGCTGCATTCATTTTTCCATAAAAAGCGGCTCTGTGGAGAGTGGTTCAAGTTGAATGCTACAGACCTGCAATATATTGATGAGGCTATGTGTGTAGTTGATGAGGTTGTTAATGGCAAACATTAAGACAACGGATGCCGAATGGGTAAAGTGCCGCGAGTATTTCGAGGCAGGAGTATCGCTATCCAAAATCACCGCGAAGACCGGCATCAGTAAGACGCAAATTAGCAAGAGGTCAAATGCAGAAGGATGGGCAAAAGGAACACCTGAAAAGAAACAGTTAATCGCTGATGCTGTGCGGGTTGAAGTGGCAAAGGGAACGCTAACGGAACAGGCGCTTGAGGTGCATAAAGAGATTGTCGATGAGCAAACCAAGTACATCAACTTCTTCAACCAAGCCGCGCTACGCAATACCAAACAGGCAATGGATGCACCCTGCGAAGGACAGAACGACTACCGGGCAAGGGCTGACACCATCGCCAAAGGACGCGAGGTCGTGCTTGGGAAAACGCCTGATACCCTAATCAATAACACCAACGCGCAGCAGAACGACACTAAGATTACGTATGAAGTGATTCGATGAATGTCAAACTCACCGAGCCGCAGGCAGAGTTTGTGTTCAGCCCACACGCTCATCCATTTATGTGTGCCGGGTTTGGGGCTGGGAAGAGCGAAGCTGCCACCCTTAGGCTTGTTCACCTCATAACCCAAGACCCAGGCATTGACGTTTCCCACTTTTTCCCGTCATACAGACTAGCGAAGCGGCGTGGATTACAAGGGGCGGCGAAACACCTAAAAAGGCTCGGCATCGAATACGTGCTGAACAAATCCGACCTGACGCTGTATCTCCCAAAGTTTGAAAGCATCATCTATTTTGAGACTTATCACGACCCTGACGCGATTGTATCTTTTGAAATTGCTCATGCAATTGTAGATGAGCTTGACACACTACAAAACGAGCAAGCAGCCTATGTTTGGCAGAAAGTCTCGGAGCGGTTGCGGCAGAATTGCAACCACCCTGTTGGCAATACACTGGGATGTGTGACAACCCCCGACCAGGGCACGTCCGGCTTCTGCTACGCGACATGGGGCGACGGGCAGAATATCGCCGATGGCTATCATTACATTAAAGCGGGTACGAGATCGAACAAGTTCCTGCCCGCCGGGTATGTTGACCAGATAGCCAAAAATTACGACCCTGTGATGGCTGAGGCATTCCTTGATGGCGGATGGGTATCATTCACACGGAACAAGGTTTACCACTTCTTCGACCGCACTAAACATCACAGTGACCGCACCATCACGCCAGAGGATACCTTGCTGCACATTGGGCTGGACTTCAACATCGGCGGGTGCTGTGCGGTAGTTTGCGTGATAGATGAGAATAATCCTATTGCGGTCGAGGAATTTACCAGTTACGATACGCGCGACTTCGTGAACAATTTAAGCCGGTATCGAGGGAAAAAAGTAATTATTTACCCGGATGCCAGCGGTGAGAGCGACCACACTAATGCCTCCGAATCAGACATCAGTATCATTAAACGGGCGGGCTATCAGGTGAGCGCACATGCATCAAACCCGGCTATACGCGACCGAATCAACGCGGTGAACGGCCTGTTGGCACATGATAGGTTCAAGGTCAACACCGCCAAGTGTCCGCAGTTGACTAATGCGCTTGAGATGCAGGGTTATACAGAGCGTGGAGAACCGGAGAAGTGGAACACACACCCGGCTATCGATGACTGGACAGACTCCGGTGGCTACTTACTGGCTTACCGCTACCCGGTCAGCCATAACAAAAGCGGTGCAGCACACGTCCGAGGCGCACCAAAATGAACACTCCCCGGCAGGTTGAAATTCCTGCCATACTGCAACCGGCAGCGCGCAAGCGTAGTCAGATGTCGGCTTTTTTTGAGAGGCAGCAATGAACATTACCACCAAGCATAAGTCGGTTCTTG